GCCTGGCTGGTTCATGAAGGAAATCGGCAAGGACGCCTATGGAAACAGGACCGAACGCGAGGTAGATGGCTTCAATCCTCGCAGTCGGCGGCCGCGCCCTGGTGCCTATCGCAAGTTCCGGCTTTCGACCGATGTATCCGGCCTTGCGATCGACCGGTTTCGCCGGACCGTGTGGGCTCTGGCTGTGCGCCATGTGGCGCAAGAGGTCGCCGCTCGGCTTTCAAGCCATGAACTGACCGCCGAAGTGCCTACGCTGGCGCCTTGGGCAGCTGTCGCAGGGTTGGTGAGCCGTCCGGACCCCTCTCACGCTGTGTCGCTTTTTCTTTGACATGCGACCGAAAGTTGACAATGGTCATCTCACCCTGAAAAGGACAACTCAAACCCGCTGGCAACCCCGGCGGGTTTTTTCGTGGGAGGATGGGACGTGGCAGGCGCGGGACTTCATATCGATGCCAGCGACTTCCGCGCGCTCGGTGCGGCGATGCACCGGCTGCCGGCTGACCTGAAGGCCAAGGCATTTCGCTCGGCCGTGAACCATACCGGCAAGAAAGCGCGGACCCAGATCGCTCGGCTTGCCGCAAAGTATTCGGGATTGCCCTACCGCTTCACGCGCGATGCAGCGCAGATGCGGCTGACCGGCGATGATGTGGAGATCAAGCTGCGGTCCAGGTGGATCTCGCTGGCGCAACTTGGGCCGCGACAGACACGCAAGGGCGTAAGTGTTCGTGGCCGTGGATCATATGCCGGTGCGTTCATCGCTCATTCGAAGATTTCCGGTACCAACGCCGTCCTGGTCCGCAAGGGAAAGAAGCGGACACCGGTGCGCGAACTGTACGCCGCCAACCCAGCCCACGCTATGGGCGCCGACCGGCACGGCGAGTTCCAGCGGATGGCCGATGAGATCATGGCCCGCGACTTCGCCGCCCGGCTTATCCACGAAGTCGACCGAAGGCTGGCCCGTCTCGCCGCTGGCTAAACCGCTTCGATGAGTGTGTGACACAAGACGGGGGCACCCCCACCCCTCGCGGGTCCTTCCCCCCTCCAAACCCGGACGGGGCGGGACGACCCTGAAATTTCGCTAGGATTTTGAATTGAAAAGCTGGGTTGCGATGGTTGCGGCGGTTGCGGCGACTGCGTTGCGGGTTGCGGCTTTGATGAAAGGATGCCTTCGGGCAAAGATGCAATGAACGACGGTGTGTGGCTGACAGTTTCTGAGATCGCGCGGCGCAAGGGCGTCTCGCACCAGGCTGTTTCCAAGCGTGTTAAATCGCTGGAAGCCGATGGCAAGATCTCGCCGCGCCCGGACGGAAGAAGGACGCTTGTAGACCTGGTCGAGTATGACCGTGCTGTCGGTGACTTCGGCGATGGGTCGCGGGAAGCGGCGGCTGACACCGTGCGATCGGCCAAGCAGGGACAGGCGTCCAAGCCAGGCTCCGTTCCGGATGGCATCAAGCCCAGCGTTGTTCCAGACGGCATGCGGGATGCCCAGCTCGAACGTGTGCGCTATGACGCTAAGATGCGGGCGCTCGATTTTGCCGAGAGGACCGGACAGCTTGTCCCGGTTTCTGGACCGGGCGGGATCGAGGACGCAATGGTGGCCGCTGCCGAAAAGATTATCAGCGTTCTGGACCTTATGCTGCGGGCAGCCCCGGACCTGGTCATCGCAGCACGGGAAGGGGAGCCGGCAGCCAGACGGGAGATCCGGAAGGTCATCCATTCCCAACGCGTTGCCATCGGTGATGCGATGCGCCTGCTTGAAGAACAGGGACGCAAGATCGAAGCCGCCGGCGGCATAGAGACCGAAGTCGATATCGATCTGTTCCGAGGGCTTGAGTGATGAAAATCACGTTGAAGCGCGTGCCGCTGGCCATTGTCGGCGGGATTCTTGCCGCCCTCATCACCCCGCCGCCGATCATGACGCCCTCGGCGCTTGCGGCGGAAGTCATGGTGGTGGCCGACGGTCCGCGCGCCGGCGAACTGTGGGATCCGGCGCAAACGCCCTACATCGTCGAGCCGCTGGATCTGATGGTCGCAGGCTCCGGCGTCAACGAGATCGCCATCCGAAAGTCGGCGCAGACCGGCTTCACTACCATGCTGCTCGCAGCGGCGGCCTACATCATTGATCGCGATCCGTGCAGGGCGATGATCGTGCAGCCGACCTCCGGCGCGCTTGCCGACTTCAACAAGGACAAGCTGACACCGACGCTCGAGCAATCGCCAGTGCTGGCGGCAAAGATCAAGTCGCAGACCAGCCGGTCGGGCGACGCATCGACAGTCACGTCGAAGCGGTTCCAGGGCGGGTCGATTACGCTCGCGATCGCCAACTCGGCCGCCGACCTTCGCTCGAAGACCGTCAAGGTCGCGCTCTGCGACGAGATCGACGAATATCCGGACGACCTGGACGGCCAGGGCGATCCGATGGCCATGATCGAGGCCCGTCAGGAATCCTTCCTGATGTCGGGCGAATGGCTTCGGGTCTATGTCTCGACGCCGACGATCAAGGCCGCTTCGCGGATAGATGCGCAGTGGGAGCGGTCGGACAAGCGCTACTGGCACATGCCGTGCCCCGGCTGCGGCGACATGTTCCGGTTCGAGTTCGACCGGAAGCACTTCCGGTTCAAGGCGGAGTGGCCGCATGAAGCGCATTATGCCACGCCGTGCTGCGGTTCCGTGATCGAGGACGCGGACAAGGTGACGGTGATGAAGCGCGGTCGCTGGATCGCAACCGAGCCGAGACCTGGCGCCATTCGCGGCTATCATTTCGATGCGCTGGCTTCTCCGTTCGTGCCCTTCGACAAGATCGCTTCCCGCTTTATCGGGGCAGAAGGCGATCCGATGAAGATGAAGGCGTTCTACAACCTGACGCTTGGGCTCGCCTATGAGATGAAAGGCGATGCGCCCGACCATGTGCGGCTCATGGAGCGGCGCGAGAAAGATATCAAGCGCGGACATATCCCGTCGCGGGGGCTGATCCTGACCGGCACCGCAGACGTGCAGATGAACGGCATCTGGTACGAGATTGTCGCTTGGGCCTCGAACCGCGAGAACTGGACTGTGGACGCTGGCTACATAGCCGGCGCAACGGACGATCCTCACAGCGGCGCTTTCGTCAAGCTCGAGGAGATCCGCCAAAGCCAGTGGCCCGACGCCTTCGGCGGTTCGCGCACGGTTGACAGTTTCGGCGTCGACTCCGGTTATCGCAGCCACGTTGTCTACACATGGGTGCGCGGCAAGGCGGCGACGTTTGCGCTCGACGGCCGCGACGGCTGGTCGAAGCCCGCCATCGGCGCGCCGTCACCCGTCGATATCAACTTCAATGGCCAGCGCATCCGCCGCGGTGCGATGGTCTGGGGCGTCGGAACATGGCCGCTCAAGGGTGTGATCTATGCAGACCTTCGAAAAGAAGGCGTTGCCGCGGGCAAGGAAGTTGACCCGGCCGGTTACTGCCACTTCGGCGACTGGCTGGACGAGGTCTATTTCCGTCAGATCACGTCCGAGTACCTGACAAACGAAAATTACCGGGGCCGGATTCGGCGCATCTGGAAGGTCCGCAACGGCGAGGAAAACCACCTGTTTGACTGCCGAGTCTACAATTACGCGCTGGCTGACTACCTCGGCGTTTCCAGAATGACCGCGGACCAGTGGGCCGTTCTTGCCAGCCGCCGCGGCGTACCGGCAGAGATCGCCAATCCGGATATGTTTGCGCCGGAGCCTGTGAAGGTGGCCAGCGCCGCGCCTGTGGCTCCGAAGCCCGCGCCGGATCGGACCGCTACCCGGCCAGTTATCGAAGACGACGGTGACGCCTGGATCTCGAATGCAACCGGATGGTGGGACGACTGATGGCCTGGACACAAGCCGACCTCGACAAGATCAGCGCAGCCATTGCGTCCGGCGCAAAGCGCGTGAAATTCCAGACGCATGAGGTGGAATACCAGAGCGTCGCCGAAATGCTGAAGGCTCGCGACCTCATTGCTGCCGACGTCAATCCAGCGAGCGGCCGCGGCGGCGCCATATATGCCCAGTATGAGAGCGATTATTGATGAACATCGTCGACAAGGCCATTGCCTATTTTGCGCCGACTGCCGGTGTCAGGCGGGCCGGTGCACGTCAGCTGCTCGAGCAGACAGAAAAGCGCGAATACGCGGCTGCAGGTTCCGGGCGCCGGAACTCCGGATGGCGGGGCCGCAACACATCGGCGGCGACCGAGGTCGCCGGATCGCTCACTTTCCTGATGGCGCGGTCGCGCGAGTTCGTGCGCAACAGCTGGCAAGGACAGCGCATTCTCGATGTCCTTACGTCGCACGTCATCGGCACCGGCATCATGACCGTCCCGAACACCGGTTCCGACCGGGCAGACAGGATCTATCGCCTGGCGCGTGAGGAATGGGAAGAGAACAGCGACATCGAAGGTGTGCTCGACTACGGCGGGCAGCAGGCCATGGCGCTGCGGTCAATGGCGGAATGCGGCAACAGTGTCATCCGTCATTTGACGGACAGCAACCAGGACACGCGGCGGCGCATCGTGCCGCTTCGTCTGCAGGGCATCGAGGGTGACCAGATCGATACGTCGCGCGACACCTTGTCGGGAGTGACAAGAAATACCGACGGCGAGCGTGTGCGGCTTGGCGTGAAGCTGGGAGAGTGGAACCAGCGCCAAGGGATGTACCTTCACAAGACACACCCCGGCGAGCAGGGTGTTGCCAATATCGAAGCTTCGACGCTGGTTGGCTGGAACGATCTTTGCCACCTCTACCGACCTCTTCGTTTCGGACAGCTTCTGGGTGTTCCGGTCTTCGCGCCCATCCTGATGACCGGGCGGGATATTCAGGATCTGATGGATGCGGCGATTGTCCAGCAGAAAGTGCAGGCCAGCTTTGCCGGGTTTCTCCGGCGTGCACCCGGGGAAGCCAACCCCTTTGCAACAGAAAAGACGGATGGCGCCGATGGCAAATCGCAGACCGTCACCCAGATCAGGCCGGGGCAAATCCAGGACATTGGAGACAGCGAAATCGTGTTTTCGAATCCGTCGGGAACATCTGTTTTCGGCGAAGCCTATCTGGCTGGAATGATGGCCATGGCGGCTGGTGCTGGGCTCACCTATGACCAACTGACCGGCGATCTGCGGCAGGCTAACTACTCGAGCCTTCGAGCTGGCAAGATCGAGTTCCGCCGCCTGGTGGAGCAGATGCAATGGCACATGGTGGTGCCGATGATCTGCCGCCCGGTGGATCGCAAGTTCGAGCAGATGGGCCTTATGTCCGGTGTCCTGCCCAGGCGGAAGGGCGGATATCGTGTGGACTACGTGATGCCTGCCGTCGAGCCGATCGACCCCAAGAAGGACATGGAGGCAGACATCCTTGCTGTCCGTTCCGGGCGGATGTCGCCACAGGAATTCATTTCGGCGTGGGGAAGAGACTGGCGCAAGGTCGTCACCGACTTCGATGCGTTCTTCAACTTCTGCAACCAGAACGCTTTGGACGGTCTGATGTTCGACATCGACCCCAGGCGACCGGCGAACGGCGGCGCCAATGCGCCGCGGGCAGACCAGACAGGAGCAACCGACAATGGCTGAGATTATTCGCCTGCCGAAAATGCTACGGGACGCTGAGATCCGCGCCGCGTCCTATGATGAGCAGGACAACACCATCGAGGTGGTATGGACGACAGGATCCACAGGCCGCCGGGTGACGTGGATGGACGGCGAGTTTGATGAAGAGCTGGTCGTCAATGAAAAATCGGTGCGCATGGACCGGCTCAATGCCGGAGCTCCATTTCTGGACACGCACAATCGTTTCGGCCTCGATGCGGTTCTTGGTTCGGTGGTTGCAGGTTCAGCAAGGATCAGTAACGGAACCGGTACTGCGCGGATCATGCTTTCAAAGGCAGCCGACGCAGTGGACCGGGTTTCGAAGATCATAGAGGGCACGGTGAGAAATGTTTCCGTCGCCTACAAGATTCATGGCGTCGAAAAATCACAGCGTGAAGGAAAGGTCCCTTTGCACCGCGTCATCGACTGGGAGCCGATGGAGATCTCGGCGGTTCCTATCGGATTTGACCCTGGCGCCCAGGTCAGAAGTGCGACCGAAGAAGAGCTTTACGCATGTCGTGTCGAGCATTCGATCGCAGACCGCAACACTGTGCGCCGCATGATGATGCAGATGCGCCAGAAACAATTTGTCGGGTAGCGCTCGGCGCTGCTGTCAAACCCGCCTTTGTGCGGTGCCCTAAACCAGCCCTTGGGCCAGGCAATCACTAAAGGAAACCATCATGAATAAATATCGCTTTGTGGCGGTAGCCCTTGCGCTTGCCGTCTTTCCCCTTCTGGCGCTGGGTGTCATGGGCTTTGCGGCCAGCGACGCGATGGCGTCGCCGCTCTCCGACATGTTCTGGAATGGCGCTGACCATTCGCTGCGCGCAGTTGTCGTGGATCACATGTACAACGCTTGGCCGGCGCTGATTGCGCTCAGGACGGATCTCGACGGCCTTGTGAAAAAGGCAGCTGAAAAGATTGCCGAGATCACGGATGAAACCGCACCCGACGCGGCGCGCTCGATCGAAAGCGAACACAGCAAACTGCTGGAGCAGATCACGGCGAAGCGCAAGGAGATCGCCGACGAGGAAGCGCTGGGCGATCCGGCGAACCGCAATCAGCCGGTTAACGAGCCAAGCAACACCAACGCGAACGCAGGCGACGCTGCGCGGGCGGCCGACATTCTCGATGTCGGAACGCGTGCAAGCATGGACACTGATGTCATCCAGGAAGCTATCCGTTCGGGAATGAGTCTTGATGCATTCCGCCAGCGCGCCTTCGACCACATGACATCGCAGCAGAACGGCAACCGCACCGACCCGCTGCGGGTCCAGCGGGACGAGCAGGAGACCCGCCGCAACCTGCAGATCGAGGCGCTTTCCTACCGGATGGGTGCGCCGATTCCCGCAGCCGGGCCCAGCGCTGGAGCCCGCGAGCGCATGAATGACGGACTGATCGTCCTCGCCATGGAGTGCACCCAGGAGCGTCAGTATCCGCGTAATGCGCGGCAGATCGAAGAACTCTTCGAGCGTGCAGTGCACTCGACGAGCGATTTTCCGATCATCCTGGAAAACTCGCTCAACCGCACGCTGGAGCAGCGCTATGCGCTGGCCCAGCCGACCTATCGCCGGATTTCGCGCCAGCGCAATTTCCGGGATTTCCGCCCGCATACCACCGTGAAGATGGGTGACTTCCCTCTGCTTGAGAAGATCGCCGAGGGCGGTGAAATCAAGTACGGCACGCTGACCGAAGGCAAGGAGACCCTGTCGGTGCTTTCCTATGCCAAGGCACTGTCGGTTTCGCGCCAGCTGATGATCAATGACGACCTTGGTGCGATCAACGACATGCTGTCGAGCTACGGCCAGACAGTGGCGCTGTTCGAGGAAATCACCTTCTACGCGTCGGCGCTCAACGGCACGCTCGCCGACAACAAGACTGTTTTCCATGCAGATCACGCCAACCTTGCCGCATCGGGTGCGGCCATCACCGTGGCTGCGGTGGCGGCAGGGCGGGCAGCAATGTCCAAGCAGAAGTCGCTTGACGGAAATCCGCTGCTCTCCAATCCGCCGGCGCTGATCGTGACTGGTCCCGACAAGATCACCGAGGCCGAGTCCCTGGTGCGGACCATTACTCCGACCACTGTTGCAGAAGTGAATGTGTTCTCGGGACGCCTTACGCCGTTCGACACGGCCCAGATCGCTGGCAACAACTGGTACCTGTTCGCGGATCCCTCCGTCGGTAGCAACTACCGTTGGGGCTACCTGGAGGGCTACGAAGCGCCGCGGGTGCGTCTCGACACGCCCTTCGGTCGCCAGGGCATGGCCATGTCGGTCGAGCACGATTTCGGCGCAGGGGCTGTCGACTTCCGCTTCGGCTACAAGAACCCCGGCGCCTAACGCGCCGTTTTCCTGAAAGGCGTATCAGCGCCGGCGGCTAAACGCCGGCGCATCTTCTCACACGATTTTCCCAGGAGACATGACCATGAAAAACTATGTGCAACCCGGCGACACGCTGACCGTCGCCGCCCCTTCCGGAGGCGTTGTGTCCGGAGCCGCCGTCGTGATCGGCAACCTTCGCGGCTTCGCTGTGGCGACGGCTGCCGAGGGCGCGGATGTCGCGATTGCTCGCACCGGTGTGTTTACCACCTCGATCAAGGCAACGGGCACGGCCTGGGCCGTCGGCGATCTCGTCTACCTCAAGGCTGACGGGACCGAATTCAACAAGACGGCGTCGGGCAACACGCTGTTCGGTTTTGCCGCGGCGCCTGCGGCGTCCGGCGACACCACAGCCTCCATCTGCCTGACCTAAGCCGGACCGGAGAAAACACCCATGACAGACTTTTCCGATCTTGCGGCACTGGCGCGCGGTGCGGTGGGTGCTGTCATGGGTGAAACCGTCACGATCGTCCCGGTGACAAAACAGGGCGGGCCGAACTCTTCGGCGGTTGTTGCCGATCCGAATCGTGCATCTTTCGACGCTGTCGCGGTGCCTTACCGGTTGATGCACAATATTCCAGATGGCCGTGGCGGAACGCAGGGCCCGGGTGTCGGCGGCACTGAGCGGACGGGCCTGCATACGGCTCAGGAAACCACTCTGGCCATGGACCAACCCGCCGTGAACCTCAAGGATGGCGACCGGGTGCAAAGGTCTGACGGATCCTGGTGGGCCATGCGCGCACCGCAGACCGATGAGGCCGGGACCTTCGTCGTTTCCATTTACCGATCGAGCGAGATCGCCTGATGCTGTTTTCAACCGCGCTGCGCCTGGCTGCGATCGAATGCCTTTGCCCCACTGCTGTCATCGCCGGAGACGCGACGGCGCCGACACTTGCCGGCATTCACGTGCTGGACAGCCGCCGCCCTGAGATCGGCGATCTGGATCCTTCGAAAAAGTACACTCCGGTTGTCTCGATCTTTTCCGGCGAAGCGACATCGACATTGCGCGGCGAGGCCGCGGCATCCAACGACCGTTCCGCCACGGCTGTGCTCGAGTTCGTTGTCGAGCTGGCCGAAGCGATCGAAGCCGAAGAAGGCGATGCCTATGCCGAGGCAATCGTCAACTCCGACCAGGATGCCAGAATTGTGCTGGACGCGCTGATTGCGCAGATCCGGCGGGCGCTGGAATATGGCCCGGCTGGCAGCCTGTTCCGAAAGATGAGGATAGGCTCTCCAGTCAAGATCAGCTGCGAGCCGCATGTAGTGCCCGAACTGGACCTTCGATTCTGCCGCACATTCGTGACCATGGAATTCAACGCGCCGGACGATGTCTATTCCGATGCGGATGGTCTGCCGGAGCCTGCCGCCACGCTTCTGGCGAGCCTGCCTGACGGGTCCTATGCCAAGGCCCGGTTAACGGCTCTGGCAAATGCGTTCGCGGCGATTGTCCGCACCGACCTGACTGAAATCACGATCGCGACCGATCCGGACTTTGAGCCGGACCCGGAAGCGGCGCCCGATCCCTATGCCGGCGTGACAGCCGGCGTCACGCTGGAGTGATGCCCATGCAACGCTACAAACCCGCCGATGGCGCGCCATTGCTGCGCACCACGGAAGGCGAAGCCTTCCCTGAAGAGGGCAAGATGATCGACCCGGCGAACCGCTACTACGCGCGGCTGATCAAGGAAGGCGCGCTTGAGCTCGTGGCGGACGATGCGCCCAAAACCAAATCCCGAACCAGCAAACCGGCGGCGGCGGCCGCACCCAACAAGGAGACGCGGAAATGACCGTACCTGCAAATCTCGTGGCCCCCCTGTTCGCGTTCTCGGTTGAGAGCGGCGGGCAGTTCGAAGACCTGGCGCCGGTCATCCTGTATGGCCACAAGACATCGGCCGGTTCGATGGCCGACAATGTCAAGGTGTCCTGCGCATCGCGCTCGCAGGCCCGCGCGCTGGCGGGCAAGGGATCGATGCTCGAGCAGATGGTGACCGTATTCCGCAAGAACGCGCCGACGCATCCGCTTTACATCGTCTCGATCGCGCCGAGCGGAACGGCGGAAACCCGAACCATCACCGTCGGCACCGTGCCGGCAGGCGGCGGAACCGGCGTGATCAATATCATGGGCGAACTGGTTTCGATTTCGATTGCGGCAGGCGACAGCGCCAACACGGTGGCCGCGGCCATCAACGCGGCCATCAACGCCTATGACAACCCGCAATCGGGCCACGCGCTGCCCTACACCTCGACGGTAGCCACCAACGTGGTGACGATCACCGCGCGTCACCTGGGCGCCTATGCGGCGGAAATCGGCGTGAGCGTGCCGGTGCTCGATGGCACCAACGCACTGACCGGCGTGCTGACGATCGAAGAAGGAACGGCGGGGGCCGGCACGCCCGACACCGCGACGGCGAACGCGGCGATCGAGGAAGACGACTGGTCGTTCCTGGTCTCTGCTTTTGGCGACGCCACCAACGTCGGCAAGTACGACACGCTGCTTTCCGAAGTGTCGGGCCGGTGGAGCTATGCCAACCAGAAATTCGGCATCGCCTATTATCCGAAGCGCGACAGCCAGTCGAACTTGATCTCCTACGGCGAGGGCAAGGACACCTGGAAGCTTTGTGCGGTGCCGACCTTTGCCTCGGGCGGTCATTCCGAGCCGGGCTATCTGTGGGTGGCCGCGATGATCGGACGCGTGGCGCCATGGCTCGCCGGTGGTGCGACGGGCGATGTGAACCGTAACCAGACCGGCCTCGTGGTCGAGGGAATCAGCGCGCCGTCGGACGGGGCCTACTGGCCAGATCTCGCGACCCGCAATGCGTTTCTCGCCGCAGGCCTGTCGTCGTGGAGCGTCAACGGAAACGGAAGGGTTGCGGTCGACAAGATCATCACCCATGCCCGCACCACGGCCGGCGTGCCGGATACCACGTTCCGCGATATCCAGAAGCCGCATGCGCTGATGTATTCGCTGCGCTACATGCTGGCGCAGCTGGCCTTCGAGCATTCCAACAAGGTGATTGCCGACGACAACCCCGGCAATGTCGCTTCTATCTCGACGCCGAGCGATATCGAGGCAACGTGTTACCACGCCTATGTCGGGCTTGAGCTGCGGGGTGTGCTGGAGAATTCCGCCACGGCGCTGAAAGACATCACGGTAACGCGCAATGCGGACAATCCGAACCGTGTCGATGCTGTGGTGCCGATGGACTTCACCAATCCGCTCGACATCTTCTCCGGCCTGGCGCGCGTCTACTCCCAGTTTCGCTGACCTAACTTGAGCCGGGCGCGACAGCGCCCGGTTGACCCGACTCCAAACAAAGGATCCTGAAAATGGCTGGTAAAGATTATGGCGGTCAGATCCGCCTTCGGCTTTCGAATGGCGAAACCTTTTCGCTACGTGGCACCATGACGCTGATGACGGCCGGCCGTTCCGTCGAGGCTGTCGTGAACCAGGACCGGTCGACCGACCGGGTTTCGACGCTCACGCCCTATGCCTTCGAAATGTCGTTTGCCGACAAGGGGCAGAACATGCAGGCGCTGATGACAGCCGACCGGTTCGACGCGACGTTCATCGAGGATGACACCGGTGTGTCGCACTATTACACGCGCGCATTCTTCACCGGTGAGCCGTCGATCAATCGCATGAACGGCGAAGTAACGGGCATGGCGGGCGCTGCGGAAACCTACGTCCAGAAGGGCTGACCCATGTCCGGTGAAAAGACCATCCGGCTGTCGCGGCGCTACGAGGCGCACGGCCGGGCTTTCGACAGCCTCACCTTCCGCGAGCCGAAGATGGCGGATTTCGAGGCGATCGGCGAGATTGCCGAGCGGCAGCCGTTTGCTGCCGGCGGTGAGATGGTGCTCTACCATGATGATCGGGTGTGGAAATACCGTGACCGGTTGTTGAAGCGCGGGGATGACCTGCCGTCGGCGGCTGATCTCGGCGATCTCGATCTGGCCGACGCGATTGCGGTTAAGGATACTGTCGCAAGTTTTTTTACCCGGGCGCGGCGGATCTCTGGCGGCGAGCAGCCGACCTCCTGATTTTCAAATTCGGGTTCAATCCTGACAGCGTCATGCAGATGACGCCGTCGAAATGTGTTTCCTGGGCCGTGCGCGGCCAGACCTTCCGGAGTTGAGCGTGAACCGCACGATCGAAGCCATGGTGCGCCTGTCGGCCAAGCTCGGGCCGATGGCCGCGTTCGGTCAGATGGGCTCGAAGCTTGCGGACGTGAACCGCAAGGCCTCGGCGTTCAACAAGACCCAAGCACTGGTTGCCCGCGGTTCCGATGCCGCGACTGCAGCAATGTTGCGCTTTGCTGCACCGGCGGCAATCGCCTATGGCGCGCAGCGCGCCGTGCGGGAGTTTGCCGGGGTCGAGCGGACGCTGACGCGCATCGGCATCAATGCCGACGCGAGCCGGGAGCAGATGGCGGAGGTGTTCAAGGAACTGCAGCAGATCGCGCAGGCCACCGCGACGCCTGTCGACAACATTGTTTCCGGTCTCGACTCGCTGATTGCTTCGGGCAAGTCGCTTGACGAGGCCATGGCGCTGATTGGTTCGGTCTCCGCCACTGCGCAGGCGGCTGGCGCCAATTTCGGCGAGATGGCGACGACGGCCGACGCCGTCTCCAATTCGTTCGGCATCGCCGGCGAGGAGATGCAGAACGCTTTCGACATCCTGGCCAAGGGCGGCAAGGCGGGCAAGTTCGAATTGCGCGACATGGCTGCCGAATTGCCATCTCTGGCGCCGGCTTTTGCGGCGCTTGGCTATGAAGGCGAGGACGGGCTCAAACGGTTGACCGCCGCGCTGCAGACGGTGCGCATGGAAACCGGCACGTCGGGCGAGGCGGCGACATCGTTCATGGATGTGCTGACCAAGATGAACTCGGTGACGGTGTCCAACAGCTTCAAGAAGCAGTTTGGAGTCGATCTCCGCAACGAAATGAAAAAGGCCAAGGCCGCCGGTGAGGATACGCTCGAGGCGTTCATCCGGCTCTCGAAAGAGGCGGTCAACGGTGACATGTCGAAACTGCCGCTCCTGTTCACCGACAAGCAGATGCTGATCGGCATGCGCGCTTTGATGAACCACACCGGCGAATTCCGCGACCTGCTCAACGAATTGGGCAGTTCTGCGGGAACGGTGTTTGGCGATGTAAACCGAGTTCTGAAAGACACCCAGTCTTCCATGGATCGGATGGGAAATTCGTGGGAGCGCCTGACTACCTCGCTCGGCGAAAAGATCGCTCCGCCGGCCATTGCAGTGATGGACGCTGTTTCAGGCAGTCTTGACCGCGGTGGCGCTATCAATGCCGGGCTTGAGAAAAAGGGAGTCAAGAACTGGTCGCTTGATCGGATGGCGTGGCAACTCTCGGCCAGCGAGGCGGATAAGGATTCGATGGCGTGGGTCGGTGGTTACCGAACCGAGGAGCAGCGCGCGGCGATTGCCGGTTACGACGCCTATGCCAAATCGCGCGCAGCGGCGCCTGCTTACAGCATGCCGCGCAAGACACTTCCGGACCTCGGCCCTGTGGTGCGGACGCGCGACGGCCAGGTCATCGGCGCAACCGTACCGGCTGCCATCCCGGTTCCCATGGACCCGACAGACGTGGCCATCGGCCGCAGTGACGCCAGGCGCGGCTATGCCATCGGGTCTGCTTCGGCGGGTTCTCCGCAGCCTGACAATCTTTCGGTTCGGCCCGGACAGGGCGTTTCCGACCTGCAGGGGCTGCTTTCCAAGCTGGAAGCAGCGGGTTCGCAGTCTGGTTCCGATCTTGCCGAGGGCGGCGGAGATGCAGCTGACGCGATAGTGAAAGCGGGTCCAGAAGCAGGAAGCGGTTTTGGCGATGCGGCAGCGGCCAAGATCCATGCCGAGGCAGCGTCCGCCGGTGCGAGCTTTGGTGACGCCGCGGCTGCGCGTTTGCAATCGGCGTTGTCCGGGTTGTTTGGCAGTGTGCCTGCGGGCCAGCCCGCTGTCTCCGGCAATCGTGGCCGTACCATGCCACAGGCCGGGCAGGCTGGAAGGGCGCAGTAGGGATGGCGATGCGGGACTGGTCAAAGACGTTGCGGCGTGCCTCTTTCCGGGGCGTGCCGTTCTGGGTCGATGCGGAAGAGCCGGAGGTGGGCCGCCGCGTGGTGGCGCATGAGATCTCCGGCGGCGAAGCCTCGCTGACCGAGGACATGGGCGCTAGGACCAAGACGATCTTCGTCGAGGCTTATGTCGCGGGTGACCTTGCGGACGTGGCGGGCCATGCGCTGGAGCGGGCCTGCGGCGCGCCCGGGGCATCGCTGCTGATCCTGCCGATGGATGCGGGCGAGGCGGCGCATTGCCTGTCCTGCTCGCGAAACCGGCGCAAGGACCGCAACGGCCTGATTGCCTACCGGCTGGAATTCATGCGGGCCGGCGGCGGGGTGGCGTTCGCGGCAAGCGGGCTCGGCCAGCTGCGCACGGCGTTCGATGCGGGTCTCGCCGCGGCATCGGTGCTGATCGCGGTGCAATTGTGAGTGGGGCAACAATGGAACAGGTTCTGACCATTCTTTCCGGACTCGCGCGGGAACTCATAACAGACGCCGACGACTTGGCGCGCGTCGATGTCCTTGCCGTGGGGGTGCAGGCCGGTGGAGACAGCGGCGTGACGGCGCTGATGCAGCTGGCGCGGCTGACAGGCGAGGCGGCGGCCGATGCCAATGCCGTGCCCGATGCGGTTGACCGGGTGCAGGACGACACGCCGCTGTGGCGGCTCGTTGCGCTGGTGGTGGTCTGCTTTGCCGTCGTGCGTGCGGATTACCCGTCGCGGCAGGACGCGCAGGCCGCAAGGACCGCGGTCAGCGCCCGGGCGGACACGGTCTATGGCGAGGCCGGCATCTACGGGTCCGAGACGATTGCGTGGCTGGTGTCGATGACAGGAGTGGCCACACTCCACCTGTCGCAGACCGCGGCGGAACGGGCGCCGGCGGTGCGGGTGGAAACCGGCGTGTCGCTGCCCTCGACGCTGCTGGCCTATGATCTCTATGGCGATGCGGGCCGGGCCGAGGCGCTTGTCGATCGGAACCGGGTGGCCACATCGCTGGTCATGCCGGTCAGCTTCGAGGCCGTGGCGCCGTGACGCTGGAAACGATTGTCTTTTCGGTCAACGGCGCGCCGTTGCCGCACACTTCCGCAGCACTCGACGAATCTGCCGAGGAGGCGGTGCGCACCGCGCAGTTCGACATAGCATGGACCGGTGCGGGCATACCCTGCGCGCCAGATGACGAAGCGACAATCACCGTGTCTGGTGCGTTGTGGGGCACGGGCTATGTGCGAGACGTGCGGCCGGGTCATGACGAAAACAGCCGGACCTATTCGGTGAGCTTTGTTTCGCGCAGCTGCGACGCCACGGAATGCTCGATCGATCACCCGACCGGCCTCAAGCGCAACGCCGATCTCGGCGACATCGCCAGGGAATTCGATGTGCTCGGCGTCGGTGTCGAGGTCAAGGCGAAGACGATCAGAAAGGCCGTGCACAAGGTGCGGCCCGGCGAGACGCTGTTCCAGACGCTTGAGACGGACGCGCGGGCGCAGGGCGTGCTGATCCATGACAGTCCGGAAGGCAAGCTTGTCCTGGCCGACAAGCCCGAGGGCCGCCATGGCGGGGCGCTTGTGCGCGGCGCGAATATCAAGAGCGCGTCGGCCAGCCTGTCGGGCGCGACAAGTTTTTCGAGCGTCAAGGTTCGCGGGCAGGCATCGATCGGGGTCAGTGCCTCGGCGCTGCGGGCGGAGGCGGAGGCCAGGGGCACAGCCCGGCGGCGGCGCCCGCTGATCGTGCCGTTCGAAGGCGAGGCCACGTCCGAGAGGCTCAAGAAGCGGGCGACATGGGAAGCCAAGCGGGCAAGCGGCGAGGGCGTAACCTGCCAGATCACCGTCGCGGGTTTCCGCGACCAGGGCGGGCAACTGTGGAAAGCGAACTGGCTGGTCGAGGTCGATGACGACTGGCTCGGCATCAGCCAGGACATGGTGATCGCCTCGCTCACTCTGTCGCAGGACGGATCCGGCGGGACGACGGCGAGGCTGTCTCTCAAGGACCCGCGGGCGCTCGGCGGCGACAATCCGCGCGGCAAATCGAATTCGGCCTGGGGCGCGCCCGGCTCAACAGATGCAGACTACCGGGAAGGCTGAGAGATGTTTGACGGCAATCTGACGCGGTTCGAGCTCGACGGTAAAGTGGAGCACCGCGCAGGACAGCAGTTCGTGAACGGCAAGGGCTTCTCCGGTGACAGCTTCGAACGGGTGCATCGGATAGAGCCGCACGGCTTTGCCAGCAGCCCGGTCAAGGGCGGCATTGGCGTGGCGATGTCTGCGCGGGGAAACAGGGACTCGGCCTATGTATTCGGCGGCGAGAACCCGTCGATGCGGCCCGAGATCGCCGTGGGCGGGGCGGCAATCTATGACCATGCCGGAAACATCGTTTCCGTGGTGCAGAAGGACATGCGGATCGTGCATTCGGCCAAGGTGCACATCGTCGCGCCGGAGATCATTCTCGAGGGTGCGGTCTATCTTGGCGGGCCAGGCGCGTCCCGTCCGGTGTCGGCGGAAGGAACATTAGACAGCGCCGGGCATACAGACGCCAGCAATTTCGCTGCCGGGGTGTTCGCGACATGAAAATCATCCCGCTTGCGCCGGCGGCCGAGCCGCTGCTTGATCCGGACCTGGTCTGGAACGGGCTGTTTGGCGATCTCGCCACAACGGCGATCGACGATCCAGTCAATCCCGGCGGGTTGCGCGCGACCCAGGCGCTGGCAACGGCCATCCTGATTTGTCTGATGACCGATGCCCGCGCCGATGTGACCGAACTGCGCTCCGGCGATATCAACCGCGGCTGGCCTGGTGACAGTTTCGACCGCGATGCCGATGAGCCGCCGCTCGGCTCCAGGCTCTGGCTGTTGCGGCGCCGGGCGCTCACGCCTGATGTCGAGATCCTCGCCGAGGATTACACGCGCGCAGCACTGCAGCCACTGATAGCGCAGGGCGCCGTCGCCCGTTTCGATGTGAGCGCTGCGGCGGATCGCGCGCGATCAACGCTTGTCTTGACCGTGACCGGCTATGGCCGCGACGGCAGCCATGTTCATGACCAGAAATATGCAGTTTTGTGGGAGCAGTTGAATGGCGTTTCCGATCCGCTCGCTTGACGAGATTTCGGCCTCGGTTCGCGGGGCCATGCGGCAGTATCTGCCCGGCACCGATGCCAGCCTCAAGCAGAACGTACTGCGGGTCATCGGCAAGGTCCAGGCGCTGCTGGCGCATGAATACGAGCTCCGCCTGAAATGGATTTTCCGGCAGCTGTTCCTGTCGACGGCGACCAGCGAGGCGATCATCCGGCTGCATTGCGCCGAGTACCGCATTCTGCAGAAGCCGGCTTCGGCTGCGTCGGGGGAGGTGACCGGCGCCGGTCAGGCGAATGCCACCTATCCGGCAGGCGTTCGGTTTGTGTCCGGGGGCGTGACCTATGTTACGACGGCCGCTTTCACCGCAAACGCGGTTGGCGGGTTCACTGCCAGCGTGCAGGCCGAAAGCGCCGGCGCCGCGACCAACCGGGAGGCCTCGGCCGAGTTGCTGCTCGCCGACCCCGCGCTCTACCCGAGCCTGCCCGAGACGGTCTCCGTCGGTGCAGATGGTCTTGGCGGTGGGGCCGACATCGAGAGTGTCGAGGATCTTCGGGCGCGAGGCCTCAAACGGAAGGCCTCACCTCCGCAGGGCGGCGCGTTGCCTGATTATGAAAACTGGGCGCTGGAAGTGCCCGGCGTTGTGAATGCCTGGGCCAAGAACTTCGCAGGAGGCTTCGGCACGATCGGTGTCTGGGTGCTGTTCAAGGGGCGCGTCAACGGCATACCCGAGCCAAGTGATCTCGCCGCGGTCGACGCCTACATCGAAAGCCTCCGGCTGGTCCGGGCGCGCTACTTCACCATGGCGCCGGTGGCAAAACCGGTGGATCTGACGATCAGCCTGTCGCCGGATACGGCCGCCATGCGCAGCGCGGTCACCGAGGCGCTGACCATTTTCTTTGATGCGACGCGCGAAGGCACGCGGTTGCGGCCGGGTCTGACGGACGATCTATTCACGCTGCCCCGCGCCTGGCTTTCGGAGGAGATCTCGACCGTGCCCGGCGAGACCAGTCATGTCCTGATCGAGCCTGCTGCCGCCCCGGTGTTCCAGCCCGGTGAGTTGCCGGTGCTCGGCACGATCACCTGGTCATGATGATGGCGGGGGCGTGAGGCGATGTCGACATGGCATGCAAGCACCGAATGGGCCGAGTTCTTTGCCGCCGATGGTGGGCCGGTGGTCTGGGTGGATCCGGATGACGGCTTTGCTGATCCGGAGATCGATCCGCGTGACGCGTTGAGTGCACCGAGCGTCGAGGGCCTTCTGTTCTCCGGCCTGTCGCTTTGGCCGCGAGGAGCTGCCTGGGGAACGCCTGACGGCGCGGCGCCGGGCACGTCGACGGTGATAGCGGGGCTGACGCGTGCGCTGCTCTCGCCGTTTGTCGATCTCTATGTCAAGGCGTGGCGGCTCATCGGGGAGTCCCGTTCGGCTTCGCTTGTCGACAGCCTCGACGAGTGGGAGGCGGATTTCGGTCTGCCAAGCCCATGCGGCGGGTTCAGCCAGACGGAAGCCGCGCGGATCGCCACGCTGCGGGCGCGCGTCGCTCGGCTTGCCACGATAACGCCGGCTGACGTGATCCGGCTTGCGGCGCGGCTGGGTTATGTCGTGGCGCTCGAGGAGCCCGATGCATTCCTGGCGGGCGAGGGCTCCTGTCTGGGGCTCGGTGAACTGTCGGACTCGGCGCTTGAGCAGCAGTGGGTTGTTTTGGTGCGTGACGCGCCATCAAGCCAGTTCGAGACGGGCATTGGTGAGACCGGTGTGACCCGTCTTCTGGATTTCGACCACGACGTGCTCGAATGCGAGATCCGCCGCATCGCACCGGCCTGGACGGTCGTCGTCTTCAATTACGCCGAGCAGCTGATCGGGCCTTACCTCGTCACCGAGACGGGTGCTCGCATCGTCACCGAAACCGGCAAGAAACTGGTCATGCCGGTTCTGGCCTCATCCCTTTCAACATGACGGAGAACATCCGATGAAGTATATCCAGCCGGCAGGCGAAGCCGCGGACGCCTCCTATGTGGATGGCAATCGAAGCGCGGGCACAAAGGGCTCTGTCGTGCCCGCCGCCGCGATCGAGCATCCGCAGCGGGAAATCCAGGAGGTCATCAGCTTTTTCGGGTTGACGCCTTCGGGCACTGACCTGGCGCAGCTGCGCAAGGCCATCGAGGCGGCGATCCTGGCTGCCACGGGAGGGGGCGAAACCTCGCAGTATGTGCTGATCACACAGGCCCGTGCGCGCCTGCCGATCTTCCCGGAGATCCAGAGCGCCGACGGCAAGATGAACGTGACGAGCCCGTCGGCCGGCTCGGTGCAGGTTCCGAGCGCGGTCAGCTTTCAGCATCGCGGCATCTATCCGGTCTCGACCAGCGACTATATCGAGGATGACCGGACCTTCACGACGCTCGCCAACAAGACCTATCATCTGCGCTGGAACCCGACCGATGGTTTCAGCCTCGAGGATCTGGCGGATTCAGGCTACAACCCGTCAGTTCTTGCGGAAGGCAATGTCGCTTTCGACAGCGCCTATGACGACATGCTGGTTGCCCGCGTCGTTACGAACGCTTCTAACGTGGCGACCATCACCAACCTGGTCAACAGGAACAAGGTTCTGCTCTCGTTTGTGAAGACGGGTTCCGCCGGCGCCTTGGACGGCGTCTTCGCGTCAACATTCGCGGCTTCGGAGCCGGTCAACCTTGCCAGGACGCCTGTCGCGGTATTCTCCGGCTCGGTTGCTACCACCGGTGTCACCGGTGCGGGTGGGCTCGAATATGCAAATTCGATAACCAATCGGTCGGTTAGCCGTTATTCGGTCGGGGCATCAGTCACATCGAACTGGAATGAAACGCAGGGTGCACCTGCGGGCCTCACCGGCACCCTTGAATTCATTGTTGCGGCGTGAGGTTAGCAAATGACCGATGAACTGCAAATAAAGGACCTCCCGTCCGCACTGGCGGCGCTGGCCACCCACATCATCGCCGCGCAGACCGCCGCAGGCGTCGCATCAGGGGTTACGCTCGAGCAGGTTTCCGACCTGGTCATTGCCAGGCTGACAGCTTCGGCTCCGGAGTTGCTGGACACATGGCTCGAAATCGTGGCGCAGATCGAGGACAATGAGGACGCCCTCGCGGCACTTGTGGCAACGGTCGCGACAAAAGCGTCTATTTCGGGCACCGAAACCCTGACGAACAAGACGCTGACAGCGCCAGTTCTCAACGCTCCGACCGTCACCGCTCCCGCAGGGGAGTTCCTGCGCGGGCAACTGTCCGGCCTGAGGCTGGCGAACAACTCCGGCGATGCAACAAACGACATCGACATCGCGGCAGGCTCCGCGGCGAGCGATGGCGCGGCGCCGGTTCTTATGTCACTCGCCGCCGGTCTCACGAAGAGAATGGATGCCGCGTGGTCGGTGGGTAATAACAATGGCGGCTGGCTGGACGGTTCCTCGATGCCCGACGGCACGGGGCATGTCTTCCTGATTCAGCGTTCCGATACCGGCGTTGTTGACATCGGTGTGTCGGCCTCGCTGACGCCTACACTTCCCGCAAGCTATGACCGAAAGCGGCGCATTGGCTCTATCATCCGACTTTCCGGGGCAATCCGGCCATTTGTGCAGATCGGCGACTATTTTCAGATCGACGCGGTTTTTTCGGTCAACCAAACCAATCCCGGAACCTCCGCCCTTACATTGACGCTGGCTGTGCCGCTTGGCATCGAGGTGCAGGCAAAGGTCGCGGTGGCGATGACGCTTTCCTCCGGGTCGGGAAACTGTGCGGCCTATTACAGCGCGCTCTCGTCTGGAGATCTGACACCTTCGTCAGCTGGCGCCTTTTCGCTTGTCGCATGGAGCGATGCATCTGACACCTATGGGGACAGTGTTATCGCGGATGTCATGACCAATACCTCCGGCCAGATCAGAGGCCGGCTCTCGATCAGCAACGCCAGCACTGTTCATCGAATCAACACGCTCGGCTGGACGGATAGTCGGGGCAGGTAGGGGGGCACAATGCCAATCACGCTGGAAGTAAGCAACAAGTCGACCCACGAAGTATTGACCGCCGCCGAGGTCGAGTCGCTTGTCGGCGAGCAGGTTGCAGCAGCGGTTTCCGGCCTTCCGGGGCCTTCAGGCTTGATCGCAGAAATGTCCAGGGTTGCTCTCAACAGGACACAACTCTGGTGGAAAAAGAATAGCCAATATTGCTGGTCTTGTTTCCATGAGTTGAGGTTCGACCTGGTCTTGCCAATTCCTGCTCGCGTAAAGGTGTGGGGTAACGTCAACCTGACACACCGCGCCAACGTGGCCGGGCCTGTCGGGTATAGCATAAAGGCGACTGTCAGGTCTGCGGAAGCCTTCGACCAGATGCCGGTTATTCCGGCTTCGAGCGTCGATCTGCAATATTGGCAGTCTGTTGAATCTGGTGGAGTTATTCCCGGGTCCAAGGATGGTGGCAATATCTTCGGCGTCGAGGATCATTATGGCCATCCAAAATACAATTACAAACTGGACCTTCCTGCGGGGTGTCACCGGATTGAGCACTGGGGAAACTCACACACCACAGCGGGTAGTGAGGACAATGCCTATGCCGAGCTCAACCAGAATGACGTGCCGGACCCGGAGGATCCCTATACCATGTTGTTTCTTGAGGCGTGGTCGAGGGCTTAGTCCACGGGTAGGGTGACTCCGCCGCCGTCCGGCATGGGGATGATTTTTGGCTTCTTGGAGGGGTCGAACGGCTTGTAGGGTGTCGGTACTCCCCGGATCTCCTTCGCCGGCGGGTTTCTGTTCTCGGGGTTCTGTCTCGCTGCAAAGCTGATCGCAATGACGATCAGCGTCAGGGACATGATGGCAAGCAGGGCAAGCCGCATGGGTCTCTCCTCACGCACGTGATCGGGGAGTTCGAAACTCTCAGAGGAGAGCGCCCGCGCCTTTAGGGTTGCCCCCTGAACATGCGCGCGGGCCTCCCCGACCGTGTGACCGGAGAGTGCAGTTTTACGGCCACACAAAGCCGCCTCTGAGGGGTTTCGACGCCCCGCCGTCCGATGGGCGGACAGCGGCGAGACAATATCCGCAAATCATGGGTGCCGACAAGGGCGCCATCAGGATCAATCACAAGCACTGACACCATGGCCTTCGCTTTCCAAGGGTGGCGATGCCTTGCCGTGACCGAAAGGAAAC